TGCTGAATCCTTGACACGGAGAACCGCCCATCACCAAATCCAGATCGGGCAAATCCCAGTCCCTCCAATTGAGAACCGTTCCCAACTGAATCGTGTCGGGGTAGTTGCGTTGAGCCACGCTCATGGCCTTCTCATCGATTTCACTTGAATAATACGCCTCAACCTCAATGCCCGCACGTTCAAGGGCTACGCGCCCGCATGATATACCGTCAAAGAGGGAGAGCACCTTCAATCAAACCAACCTCCGAAGTCGTTGCCGACATTGGGTGCTGGTTCTCCCTCTGGGACGGCATAACCGAGAATGTGCTCAACCCGCTTCGGGATGAGGGCGGCGTAGTCTGGGTTCAACTCAATGATGATGGCGTTCCGCCCGTGTTGAAGTGCAACCCCCGCTGTCGTCCCAGCACCGCCAAACGGATCGAGAACAACGCCGCCTGGAGGACAACCCGCCAAAATACACGGCTCAATCAATTCGGGCGGGAACGTGGCAAAGTGTGCTCCGCGCCATGACTTTAGACCCACCTCCCAAACGGACCGCTTGTTGCGTCCCTTTGGATTGGCGAAACGTGTCCCCATCTCTTCAACATCAACACCCCCGCCCTTGACGTTGCCCGCCGTTGGGTGGGTGCTCTTCCAGCCACGCTTTGCACGTTCAAGGCTGGACGCTTTGACGGGTTCAAGGATGGCCTCGTGATCGTAGGCGTAGGCCTCATTTTTGGAGAACAAAAAGACGTATTCGTGGTTTCTTGTTGGGCGGTCTTTCACGGCTTCAGGCATGGATGAGGGCTTCGCCCAAATCACATCGCAACGCAAGAACCACCCGTCCGCACGTAGGGCAAACGCCAACGCCCAGGGCATCCCCATGAGGTCTTTGCGTTTGATGCCCCCGCTTGAATCCCTGCTGAATGAGTCGCCCATGTTCACCCAAAGCGTCCCATCGTCACGGAGCACCCTGCGGGCTTCACGAAACACGGCAACCAATGAATCGATAAACTCAGTCGGCGTTGGCTCGTTGCCGATTTGCCCCTCCATGTCATAGTCCCGCAGGCCATAATACGGCGGAGAAGTGACGATAGTGTTCACGCTTTGGCTGGGCAACTCAGACAACTTCTCCAGAGCGTCGCCCACGAGCACGTCAAACTTAGCCATGCGGCCAGATGGTCGCCCCACCCTTTTATTCAAGACCCCGCCGTTTGCGTTCCTCCGCACGTTGCTTCAGATAGCACCGCCCGCACACAACCTCCGCCCGTTGGGTGTCGTTTCTGCCGTAGTTGCTTCGGGTGTTTTTGCGTGTGACGGCAACCCCGCAGTCTCGGCAGTTGCCGTAGTCGTCTTTGGCGTTGGTCGTCCATGTCCGTTTCACGATCCACCGCCCCTAAGTGCCGTTATTGGTTTCTGTATCAACACCCAAGCCCACGCCAGGGAGAACACAAGGCCAACACAAACCCACTGCCACCAAAGCCACACACGTTCCCCGATGTCATTTTCAAAAAGCAACGGGGTCGTGTGATAGCGGATGATAAGGGATGCAAAGAAAAGAAGCATGATGATCGTCAACCCCTGCTGAAGCAACAAGGACGGTGAATCGATGAACGCCGCATACCACCACCACGCCAAGTTGTTGCCGAGAAGGATAACGGTCGTCCAAAGCGAGAAGTCGTCTGAATGCTTGCGTTTGATGAGCCTGCGACATTGAGGAAACCAGTGCAGGTTCGTCAGCAAAGCGACGACGCTCATCACGTATTCAACATCGTTGGGTGTCAGCGTTTCACCTCAAGGGATTGGCCCGCCATTCATGGCAGATACGATGACGGCGAGGCGGTTGATGGCTTCTTCAATTGTGACGGGGGGAGCACCCAACCATTCTGTCCCCGTGGCGGGCGGAACGACGTTAAACGGCTCTTGACCCCCAAGACCCGCCGTCACAAAATTGAGGCTCGCCCACGAAAGCGTCCCCGCTCCGTTTGTTTGAAGCACTTGGTTGGCGATCCCGTCAGCGTTAGGGGTTGTTCCTGGGAACGTCAAAATCTCACGCATAGTCCCCCACACGTTGTCCTCTCCGCTTCTAAAATAGAGGGGCTCGGTGTTGACGGCTGAAGTCCCCTCGCTTGAGGCGGATGAAAGCAACTGCCACGCTCGGTATGAACCACCCCACCCCTTGAGCGTCATGACCCCCGACCAATATGCGCTGGGTGTGTAGGGGCTGAGGTCGTCTGTGAAGTCAAACCGAACCTGCTTGTCGCCCACCGAATCGGGCAACAATTCCCCATCATCACGGGAGTCCCGCACCCTCAATTCGTGAACCCCACCATCACGACCGACCATCACGCCGTCGCCCCGAATCCATTCCTTGACCTCGGTGAAGGTGATTTTGCGGTTTGTGCCGTTTGCCCCATCGTCGAGAAGAAGCAGGTCTGCGTCAGCGATCTGGGTGTTGGCGGTCAAGGCTGAAATGTCAATGGTGTTCCCATCAGCCCCTGCTGGCCCTGCTGGTCCTATTGGTCCTTGCGGCCCTATTGCACCGTCCAAACCGTCTGCCCCGTCAGCACCTGCTGGCCCTTGTGGTCCTTGTGGTCCTATGGCCCCGTCTGCCCCGTCAGCACCGTCAGCCCCTGCTGGTCCTGCTGGTCCCGCTGGTCCTGTTGCACCGTCTTGGCCGTCTGCACCGTCCGCCCCTGCTGGCCCTTGAATGCCTTGAATGCCTTGTGGCCCTGCTGGTCCCGTAGCACCCGTCGCCCCTGTAGCACCCGTGTCCCCACGGGGTATCGTGAAATCAAAGACGGCGGCAGACGTTGTCCCAGAATTGGTGACGGTGGCTGAAGAACCAGCCGCGCCCGTTGTGATCGTGCCGACCGCCACGGTTGCGGCTTGACCGTCCGCTCCGTCCGCTCCGTCCAGGCCGTTTGCTCCATCAGCCCCTGCTGGACCTTGCGGCCCTGTTGCACCCGTTGGGCCAGTCGCCCCCGTTGCTCCTTGAGGGCCAGTCGCCCCCGTATCGCCACGAGGTATGGTGAAATCAAGAACCGCCGCTGACGTTGTCCCAGAGTTGGCGACAGTTGCTGATGACCCCGCTGAACCCGTGGTGACCGTTCCGACGCTGATCGTGGCGGCTTGGCCGTCAGCACCGTCAGCACCGTCTGCGCCATCGGCTCCTGGCAAACCGTCTGCGCCATCAGCCCCAGCCGCCCCCGTAGCACCCGTAGCACCTGCTGGCCCCGTTGGTCCTGTCGCTCCCGTTGCTCCCGTTGCTCCTTGAGCACCCGCTGGGATTCCCAGATTTAGCGTCGTCCCGACGATTTGAGCAGTTGCTGAAGCACCCGCTGAAAGCGTGTCAACCGTTCCGATTCCCAACGTAGCGGTCGTCGTATTGGTTTCTGTATCGGTGCTCGATGCCGCAACGTTGCTGGACGTTGAACCGACCAGCCTCTCGTCTTGGAGGTCGGTCGGCAAATCCACACCAATGCCGCTCACCGCTTGATATTCAATCGCCAGCCTGCGGTAGTCCCAATTGTCACGGACTTTGACACCGAGAGCCTCAAGTTTAGCCCGCAAAATGTCAGAACGGCTCGCCATCAAATCATCTCCCAGACTTCAATGGATTCGTTGGTGTCGTGGTTAATGAAGGTCAAGAAGGCCATGTCGTCATACCGCTCCTCGTTGCGTGGGCTGATGAGCCGCATGATGAAATCGACGGGATCGGGACAACCCGAAGCCTTCATGACGTGGGTTTCTTTGTAGTGTTGGATTCTCCAATTCTCCCCGCCGTCCGTCTCGGTCATGGTCACGATGTTGCGGAGTTTGCGGTCGTAGCCCCTCAAACGTGTCGTGCCTTCATGCTTGTCCACCCAGATAATCACGCCCATTCATCCCCCATGCTTTTCTGCCATGATTGAAAGTCGGGGTTCATTTGAATATCCTCCAACGTGGGCGCGTCATGGTGTCCTTTGACGAATCGGTATATCGCTTCAATGAGGTGTAGGGGGTTGTAGGCACACCCGTTCCCCACACGGCAACGACCAGTGCCATTGACACCCTCAAAGGTGAAGTCCCAAACGGCTGAGCCTGCCTTCACAACTATGTCGGGCAAGTCGTCTGTGGAAAACTCATCGTGTTCATTGACGACCCAGCCATGCAATTCACGACCACGTTCACCGCCAATCCGCCAAAACAACTCGGTCACAGGGTCACCTTGCCGTTTGGGGTTTTTGTTGTTTGGCGTGGGTGTTGCGGCATCGAGCACACACGCTGGTCGCCCGTGTCATGTCACCGTTGAGGATTTCAAACGCCCATTCGCTATCGTGAATCACGCCACCTTCCGTGGATCGACCGCAAAGCGTGGTGGCGAGTTTGTCCGTGTGAATGAGGTGGAGTTTGCCGCCAGCGTTCCCGATGCTCAAGAGTTGATAGAGCGTCCTGGTCGGCTGGCTTCCCATTTTCCCTGCTCAACCACCTGCGTGACCGTCACGTTCACGGGGTTTGTCCGTCTGGCTTTGCATTCTTCGTAGGCTGACTTCAAGGCTTGGCTGATGGTGTCGGCGGTCGTATCAACGACTCCGTCCGTCCCCATGTCAACACGGATGCGGTATTGAGGCATAGATTGGAGGTGAACGCCCACCGTTATCAAACGGGGGGTGGGTGAATGCGTGGATTTAGGACGACCCCCTCCCGCTCCCCAGCGGGCTATGGCTTAGTCCCCTTCAATCGGCGGAAACCTTGTCCCGCTCGCCTTCTCCCGTCAGACGGGATGTGGGGGTCGCCCCGCCGTCCGATCCGCTGGGTAGGCGGGTCTTTCAGCGATTGACGCTGGGCAACCCCAGCCAAAGGGACGCTATTTCTGAATACGGACTTGCGCTCCCCGTGGCAATAGGGGAGGCTCAACCTCTTTGCGTCGATTCCCTTCGGCTGGGGTTGTTGCCCCAGCAAACCAACCCAGCAGGGTTCTCTTTATCAATGTTCCGATTTATCAATGATTTCAAAACATTGATAAACCGTAAGCCCACCTGCGCTGAGGCTCGGCGGCGTTTCGGGTGTGTCAAGTTTGACGGATTCGCAACGGCTCAAACCGTGTGGATCGCCAACCCTCAGTCGTTATTGGGTTCTGTAGGCAGGCCATTCACGTCCAAGTCCGCTCGGATGAGTTGCTCAATCGCACGACCAGCCGAGAGTCCACGGACGCTCTTTGATGCCTTGAGGTATTCAACGCAGTCGGGCGGGAGGTTGACGGTGATTTGCTTCAGTTTGGGTTTGGGCGTGGTTGGTTCAGCATCGACGGCCTCAGCCAACGTCAAGGCGGGCGCGGTGTAGCCGACACGGTAGCGGGCGTTCCCGTGGTGGGAGATGCCGTTGGATGAGAGGACAACCTGCTCAACCTTCTCGTGCTCTCTGGCGAGTTGCTTCATCACGTGTGCCATTTGCTTGGCGTTCTTGCGTTGATTCTCTGGCAGGTCTGGGTCGGCGTTGACACGATCAGCAATTTGTGATGCGGTCAGCGTTCCGTCGTCGTTGACGGCCAGGGCTTTCAAAATGGTTTGGCGTAGGGCTTTGGGCAGTTTCTTTGGCATTGTTATCACTCCAGCATTGTCTCTCCCTGACCTTTCTGAACGGCGAGGGCGGCTGTCGCTGGTTTCCAATCGTTCATAAGGTGCTCGGTTGAAACGCCCTGCTCGTCTTTGCATGACGGGCAGGCGACATACGTCAAGTCGTTCCCAGACGGGAGAAGGACACGGACACGCTGGTTGCAGACCTTGCACTTGAGCAGGTCAGACCAGAAGGGATATCGGGGCTTTGCATAATCGACGACCGCCATCGGGCGACGATCCTTCCATGTGGGGATGAACGTTTCTGGGTCAGCCCCGTCATCAATCTCATCGGTCAACGCAAAAAGGCTGTCGTGCGTTGAATACGCCTCGGTTTGAGCCTCAAGGTGTGATGAATAGTCGTAGGCACTTGAGAAGGTGTATCGCTTCACCCCTCCGCGATGGTCGGGCAACCAGCCAACGGTGGGTGGTGTGTCCGCCAAACGCAAAGAAGTGGCGAGAGAAGGGGTCGTGAACGTATCAAGATGAACGCCCGTCGCCATCATCGATGTCGGTGTTCTTTTCAATTCAAACAAACCATTGAAGAGGTCGGTGGCGACGGCTTCATCAAACAACATGAACATACCCACGCGCTGGTCGTTGGTTTTTGGAACGACCACCCGTATCATGCGTGGGGCGACGGCCTGGGTGTCAAGGTCGGTCAATCCAATCGGCTGACACAAAGCAAAGTGCTGGGGGTATTTGCCAAAGCGGACAACACGCATGGGGAGCACACGTGTCAAGGCGAAGTCGTTGTGCGTGTTGATGGCGATTGTGTTGTTGCTTTCTTGCGTTGTCCACATGGTGAAGTTGAAAAGACGCTGGATTTCAAACGCCGAGAGGAAACTCAGCGGATCGGCGGACTCGCCCAACTCAGCCCAGGCTCTATCGTCCGCTTCATCGTCTGGAACAAGGGGCATGCCCTCGTATTCTTGAATCGATTTGAACCAATTGATGGATGTCCGCTCGTCTTTGTAGCGTTGCCACATATTGATGATGACCGTGATGCGCATCGCCCGTATCAAGTTTTCACGGGTTGAGTCGGACTTTGGAGGACGGCAAAGCAACCACCCTTCAAGGTCAGCCCCGTCCTCGATGTCCCCTTCTGGGTCGTATTGAATCCGAGGGACGTCTTTGGTCGCATAAGTGCCAATCAAACGCCCACTGAACCCAGTGCCTATTGAAATGGGCTGGTGTTGATGGTGTCGCCCGTCAATTGGATGACCCCACGAGCGACCCGTGTTCAATGGGAAATAGTCCCATTCCAACCCCAGAGAGGTGCAAATGGCGTGGCGGTGTGCATGATCGAACACGTCGTGCAATTCACTGTAGAGGCGGTGGTTTGATTGCTGGATAAGTCCGTCCTTCTCAATCCGTTTGGTGTCGTTCCGATGCACTTGACATTCAAGCATCGGCTGACGATACAACCCCTGCGCTCCAATGACACGCCAATGGCTGGCGGGTGTTGGTTCGCCCAATGGGATAAGAACGGTTCGTCGTGCCATGTTTTCACCTCAAGCGGCTCGGACTTTGCGGACCATGCGGCGGATGATTGGCATGGCTTTGGCCGTCAATTCGTGGGCGTTGCAGGTTGCCCCGTTGGGGTAAAACCTGCTCGTGTCCATGCCGTCAATGCCAATCGAGAACAAACCGATGTCCTTTGGAGCGTTGGCGACAACCGCCTTCAAGTGTGCTTCGCCGTTGCGGTAGTCCTTGTCGTATGGGCCAGCGGGTTGTCCGTCGCTGATGACAAAGAGCATGCGGTTGCCCTTCATGCCCTTCAAGCGGTCAAGACACCACTGCACTGCGTAGCCGTCCGAGTTTTGAGAGCCAACAAACGGCGCGCGGATGGCGGCTTTGGTGATTCGGTTCAAGGGGGCGTTCATGCCCTTGCGGACACGCATGGACGTGTAGCCGCTGGCGGATGCTCCATCTGAATTGAAGTCAACAACCTCGCAACCAAAGCCTAAAGAGTCCATGACCTCGGTGACCACGGCGGCGCATTCACTTGCGCTGGACGCTCGAGTGCCTGCACCCATTGACCCAGATGCGTCAACCAAAATGAGCACATTGGCCTCGGCCTTCTTGGGCTGGTCTTTCTTGCGGAACAGGCGGTCGTTGGTTCGGTGTTGCCAAAGGCGGCGGTCGTCGAGGTCGCCCTTCTTCAGCCCGTCCGTGAAGCGGGAGTCCCGCCCCTTGATAATGCGGCGGAGTTCGTTCTTCATGGTCTTGATTTGCGTGTTGTGTTGCTTGATGGTGCTGTCGTATTCTGCCGCCCATGAATCCACGGCGGAAACACCACGGCGGACCAAATCGTCGGTCCCGTGGGTGATGCGGATTTCATGTCGCTTGATAATCCCGCCGTCAATGTCCTGTCGGGAGTCCCCAGCCTCTTCGTTGAAGTCGTGCTCCATGTCGGCGGCTTGGTCACTCTCGGACTCCAAAGCCTCAGTCAACTCAGCAAAGAGGCGGTCAATATCGCCGTCCTCATTTTGGTTGTAGTCAATGCCAAACTCCTGCTCACGTGCTCCACGAGCGTCGCCAGCCTCATCGAGGTCGGCTTGGTCGTCAGCGTCAGCATCAGCGCAAGCATCGCCAGAATCGCCGCTCTCGTCGCCCGTGTCGCCTTCGGATGGGTTGTCCCCCTCATCACCACCAGCGGACGATTCCTCGCCCTCTGGGGTGTCCTCAGCGGCTTCGGGCTTCTTGGCCTTCTTCATGTCATTGAAACGGGCTTTGCTGACCTTCACCACTTTGACATCGCCCCGCTCTTGAGCCTCTTTCATGCGCTTAACCTGTTCGGGGGTCATGTCGTCAAGGATGATGCCTTCGCCAGAGCCACCCTGCGGCTCTCCGTATTCATCAAAGGCAGGCCAATAAGTGCGGAACACTTCAACCAACCGTCGAGCCTGCTTGATGACCGCAGGGGTGTCGGGCTGGGCGATGGCGTTGTTGAGAAGAGGGCGAACCTCATCCATGAAGGTGCAGACGGTTTCACGATCCGTGTTGAAGTGTGGCTCGTGAATAATGGCCTCCGTCATCATCGCAACGATGGCGGCTTTGGGGTCGAGGCTCTCGTCGGCGGAGTCGGCCTTAGCCCAGTGGTCTTTGTGCCGTTGCATGAACACCTGCTGGCTGACATGAAGTCGCTTGCCCGACCCTGGAAAATCCTGAGAGAGGAGGTGATTGACACGAGCGTCCTCAAGGATATTCACAAAGTCGTGGATGAGTTGGTCGTCGTCTCCAGACTTGACCGTCTCCGAGAGTTTGTGCCATGAGCCAAAGTCGGTATACCTCATGTGGCCTGCGGCTTCATGGGCGAGGACGGCTTCTTGCATCATCAACTCCAGAGCCTCATCGCCCGTGTCGTAGGTTTCGGGGATGTAGACGTTCTTGCCGTCCGTCGATGCTTTGCCTTGACGGTTGAGGATGACACGCTCCACCTTAGCCCCGATTTCTTCCAATTCACCAGACATGATACGTGCGATGCGTGTCAGTCGGGCTTGTCGTGCTCGTAGTTTCCATGAGTTTGCTCGGCTCATGGTCTACGCACTACGCCACACCATATAAACCCAACACATTGAAACCACGAACCATTGAGGTTTCATGTTCTCCGTGTTGCCCCACGGATTGAACGTTTGCGGAACGGTGGCTTATCCTGTGTCTTTGCCCTCAGCGTCCCCAGATAGGACGAGGCGACTTGGCTGAGTCCTTCAACCGCCCAAGACTGAGAATAGAGCCAATTCGCCACCTTCAGATCGTCGGGGTCGGCGTGGTTGTATTCGGCGGCGGCAAGCAACGCCATTGGATGCACTGAAATTGGGTGCTGGTATTGCCCCGCCAAAATCGATGCAACCTGCTGATGTCCGACCCGTATTGGTGTGAATACGCTGGCGTGAAAGTCAAAGCCAGGGGGCGTTGTCAGCAGTGCGTGTTTCATGCCCCGCCACGACTGGATCGTCTCAGCGGCGTTGGCGATGTCAGCGTATTGATGAGCCAGCCCCAGACGTTCAACCAACCGCTCCCCGTATTCAACGAGGTCTGCTTTGGTGGGGTTCTCCAACGTCCACGTGACCCCAGATTTGCGGACGGCATACGGCACATCGTTTGCATCGGTGCAGGTGATGATGCAGGGGAACGCCGTCCCATAGGAACGGACGATATCCCAGCACCGAGAGTTGATGAGGTGTGCGTCGTCGATTAGCACCAAACGACGCTCGCCAAAGAAGGTCGGCATGCGCCCGTCCGAATTGAGCCGTTTGAAGTGGTCTGTGTGCCGTTCCTCCCCTCCATCGGAGGTTATGAGGTCAAAGCCAAACGAAGCGGCGTGTGCCGTTGCTACGGTGCTTTTCCCGCAACCAACGTCGCCCACTATGACCAGCGGGTTCTGGGAGGGGTTGCCCTCCTTCCATCCTTGAAGCCATGAGCGGAGCGTGGCGTATCGTCGCTTTGCCCCAACCAACTCATCCGTGGCGGGTGTCAAAGTCGTCCCCGATCCGTCGCTGGGCGTAGTCCTTTGGTCGAGGGCGGAGGGCATCGGCCAGATTTTCAACCAGCCGCTCCAACGCCTCAATGCGGGTCGTCAGTCTTTGGATTTCATGTTTGAGGTCTGCGTCGCTCATGGTTTGCTCGTCGTTCCCCACCCTCTTCAATGAGAGGGTGGTGGCGGGGGTTGGGAATGCGTGGGGCAAGCACCCCCGCCACCGTGGAACAACCTGCCCCAGAGAGCATCAAGCGGACGGGACTGCACCGTAGGCGGAGAGGCGGGCTCGTGCGGCCATGCGGACATCCTCGGCTTCATGGGCTTCGTATTTGCCGACCATGATGTAGTCAACCAACTCGGTGACGTTGAGGTCGCCGCTCATCTCCATCATTTGAATGAGGGTGCGGGTCGAGGTGTCGGACTCCAGCGTGTGGTCTCGGCGGAGACGGCGGAGGTCGTTGGCGAGGGCCACCAATTCACGGGCGAGCGGTGGGTTGGTGATGCCGCTGACCTTTTGGATGACGCTAATCTCCTTGTCGGCTTCCAGATAATCAAAGTCGAGTTGAAGGGCGAAGCGGTCTTTCGTTGCTTGATTGACCTGCTGAACGCCTTCGTAGCCGTCAACGGGGTTCATGGTCGCAACCATGCGGAAGGACGGGTGTGCCTTGATGACCTCGTTGTTGTTGAGCGGAAGGAGCAACGTGCCGCTGTCTCCGACACTGTTGAGAGCGATCAGAATCTCGGCTCGTGCTCCGTTAAACTCATCCAAAAGCAAAAGGCAACCGTGGCGCATGGCGATAGGCAAAAGGCCGTCAATCCAAACAACCTCGCCGTCGACGATGGTGCGGTAGCCAATAAACTGGTCTTCGGTGATGCCCTCCGAGCAATTGACACGGAGAACGGGCAGACCAATGTGGCTGGCGAAGGCTTTGACGGCCATCGTTTTGCCGCAACCTTTTGGCCCCGTGAACATGATGTGGTGGCCTGTGCGGTAGGCGATGCTCATCAAGCGCATCTCGCCCTTGCTGGTTTCTTCAAACATGACCGAGCCTGGTCGGTAAATGTTGGCGTGAAGGTGCTGAGGGAATTCGTCAACGCCACGGACGGCGATGCCGTTGTATGCTCCTTCTCCCGTGTGGTAGTCCATTTCAATTTTGGTGGCTTGAGGCATTCCAGAGAGCGTCCCGCTCAGGATTTCTTCAGCCTTTTCTTGTAGCCAGACTTCTTTGGTGTCGCCAATGGTGACACGCATGACCCCTGCGGGGACCATGCGTCGCTTTGCGAAGGCGTTTGCTCGTAGGCTCTCAAGGCTGGTGTTGCCCCCGTCCTTCTCGATTAGCGTTTGCACGTCTCGGAGGTATGCCTCCTCGCTCATGCGACCGCCAGCCATTTCAACTGCGTCTCTCATATTTTCAATCATTCCCATTTTTCTTCATCTCCTTTTTGTTGTGTTTTGTTGCCCCTGTTCCTGTGGGGTTATCCTACGCCAGCAAGTCACACCATATAAACCCAACACATTGAAACCACGAACCATTGAGAGTTTAGAGGTCTAAACCTTGAACCCGCAGATACGTCAGCAGGTTGCGCTTCTTCCATTCACGGAGGGCGCGTCGTTGCTCTTTCACCCGCAACCACGCCAGCACCTTCTCCATTGATTGACGCTCGGCTTCACCCCAATCTGGGTGCCAGGCTCGGATTTGCTTGGCGGCTTGGCGGCAAATGAGGTAGTCAAGGTTGTCGTCCTCTTCAATCAGCCTACGCAACCGCTGAGCGGCCTCTTCTGGCTCGGCGTGGTTTGCCAACAAAGCGGTCGCTTCGATCACGGTGCTCAATTCATCCCGCTCTCGCTTTGCTTCACGTTTGAGCAGGTTCTCGTGGAGAGCCAGCGGCCCGTAGTGTGTTTTGAGGATATGGCGGACTTCAAAGTGGGTCAGCCCGCAGTTGCCTCTCAGCAATCGATACGCCAGCGTGTATTTGCTGGTCTGGGTCAAGCAAACCAGTCTCCCATGTCAGCCTGCCCCATGCCCGCCAACGCCCGCTCCCATGACGTTTTGAACGCGCCCAAAATGGCGGCGAAGGAGTTGGAGTTAGCAAAGAGGCGGGTGATGCTGGCTTCACGATCCACAACCACGCCCCAGTCGGCTGGGTTCTCACCCCATTCAAGGGCGACCATGCGGTTCGCTGGCAACCCGTTGGGGGTTGATTGAGCCGTGTATATCACAGGCTTGTCGCCCAACTCAAAGTGCGTGTCAAGGTTGGCGTTGCTCCACATGGCGGCTCGATGAGCCATCGTTCCTGGCTTCTTGATGCCGTGGGGTTGGCCGAAGTCAGCATCGGTGAAAGCATCGGACAGCATTTCATCCTTCAGCCTGCGGACGAGGGCGTTGATATCGCCACGTTCACCACCGCCCAGAATGCAATCAAAGAGGGACTGCTGAAACGTCTTGACGGCTGGCGGCGTTGAGGATCGTCGCATCTCCACGCCACGGTAGCCAAACTTGCCGTCATAGTCAACGTAGGCATACCGCTTCTTCACGCCCCATTGGAAATATCGAGCATAGAAAGCGTCGGGCTTGATTTCAAAAAACTCATTCTTAGGAATGCCCAGCGTCGTTTGAACAAACTCATGGAAGGACTCGTTCAGCCCATCACATAGAAGGTGGGCAACGGTCGCCACCTGTGCTGGTGTCATATCTGGGGGCTGATTGATGATGCTGACCTTGCACGAGTCCGTGTCTTGGTAGATGGTCTTGAAGCGGAGAACCATGCCGACATGGGCTGGGGGTTTATCAATGTTTTCAAATCTCAATCCTTGAGCACCCTCGCCAACGGTGAAATCGACGCCGACCCGCTCGATCCATTCCTTGTTCCAATTGTTGTGAACACGTGCTATCTCCGTGATGTCGCTCCCAATTTCAGGGTCGGCCAAACGGAACGGACGGCCACGGGTCTTTTCAGTCCGCCCAGAACCCAACACCCCATACCAACTGTTCATATTCTCCTTCATGACCCGTTGCTTTTTGTTGAGCCGTTCCGCTTCGTCGTAGTTGCCCGCACGTTCAGCCTCGCCCATCTCAGCCCGCACGATGTCACGGTTGGTTGCGAGGTAGCGCAGAATGCTGGGCATCAAGCCTTCAAAGTCTTGTCGATATACGCGCCCCGATGGAGTTGTAGCCACGGGGAAGGGGAAGCCGTCTGGATAATCCGCTGGGTTCACTTTGGTTGCTGGGTCAAGGTTGCCGCTGATGATGGCGGAGGGGTATTCCTTTGAATTGTCCAACTCCATAGCGTTGAGCCAAACGCCCGTGGGTGCATCCATGACAAACCCGCCCTGCTCAATGCCGCTGGTCGGCAACCGTTCTCGCACTACGTCCAAAGAGGGCATGACGGTATCACGCTCCCAGAGCAAATGCCCCATCATGTCCTCAACCAGCATCATATTGCTGTGGGCGTTGTGTAGCGTGGAGTTGTGCCAGGCCGTCTTGAAGGTGTAAAAGCCCACGAGGTCAAGTTTCTGCATGGATCGTGCGGCGACCACGTTGTCCCAGATGTTGTAAACGGCCAGCATCATGGGGTCGTTCTTCATCATGTCAACGATGGATGTTCTCGGCACTTTGCCGTAGCCCAACGTTGCCCCACCCATCCACGCCAAAGACGACTGCCCCGTTGTCAATGCCGCCCCTTGAACCTGCTCGGCGTAGGCCATCTTGGTGTCAAAGTGGGGGCGGAGAGGGCGGCGGGCTTCAAACAGGCGTGGGTATCGGTGAAACACGGGGACGTTATCTCCGTATTCCCTCCGCATGGCTTTGTTTTGAAGGCGACAACGGTTGCGGCAATACGGGATATCGTAGTCCCTCCCGTTGTGTGCGGCGATCACATCTGGGTTGAATTGCTCAATCGTGTGCTTGAACCACCACATCAAAGCCGCTTCACGCTCGTTCTCATCCGCGCCCTCAATGTTCACGACGTGGATTTTGTCAGCGTCGAGCGGCGGGATGTCGTTGTCATGCTCAACAACGGAGTGGAGAGCGTCTTGAGAGGATAAGAAGCGGCGGACTTGACGCTCGGACGTATGAGCCGTGGTCGCAACGATGTGGCGGTCGGTCTTGTCGTCATAGACGGCGATGCTGACTATCCGCCCCTGTGGGTCATCAACGTCCAGCCAATCCTCCGTTTCAATGTCAAAATACATCGTGTCCAACTTGAACAACCCAACCTCCACCTCGGACGGTGTGATGTCCTTTGGCCTGAACCTCCTGGACGTGTTGAGGAGGGCGGTATTGGCTTCAATAACGGCTGTCCAGCCTGCGATCCAGCGGACAAAGGTCGCCCACGGAACGTCAGCACAATAGTGGGGATAGAAGAAGTCCCTCACTTCACGGATATCGGAGGGTTTGTCCACACGGATTTCAAAGAGCGGTGTGCCTGTGATTGACTTGAACCGAGAGGGTTTGGCGGACTTCACCTGCTCTGGGAGTTGCATCCCCGCTGGGTTCTTCTCCGTCCAAAACCGTGGCTGGATGCCCGTGACTTCAATGTTGAACGCTTCACCCTTGAGGTTCTTCACCCGTAGTTTGGTGACCAACGGGTCGTCTTGATAGGTCACACCAACAATCAAGAGCGGGGTCTTTTGAACCATCGTTTCAGCCACGTGTCCCCACCCTCTTTAACGCCCGTGAAGGCTTGACTTCTCATCGTCTCGGCCTGCTTTAGGGCAATTTCAGCGTCCCTCAACTTCTCAGCGGCCTCAGCCTCAAATCGACGGACACGGAGAAGGGCGCAGGCCAGATAAATCGTCATGTCCAGGATTTCTTCCAGCCCCATTTCAGCCCATGAATCCTCTTTCGTTCCCCATTGGGTCGTGTCATCTCCTGATCGTAGCCCGTGACCGTAGCGTTCTGCACCCAACGCCAGCCGCTCTCGTAGGATTTCAAGCAGGGCTGGGTTGTCGTCAAGGGTCAGCGGATCGGTCAAACCTCAAGCCCCCGCAGAAATGTCTTGACCGTCAGCAGGTCGTCTTGGGTCACGCTGGCGTGATAAAGAGCCTCACCGACTCCCTTGAAAATTGAACGCTTCAACGTCAGCGGCATTTTGTCATCCTCCGAGGCGGCACGATAGATTGAGTCCAGCACGTCCGCTCCGCTGAAACCCTGCTCGCCCAATTCCTCAACCATACGGTCTACACGGCGATACAGGCTCGTGTATTCCTTCTCGTCCGTCGATGAGTTGGCTCGCATGACCGTCGCCAGCAGACGTGTCCTGGCTTTGGGGTCGAGTTCGCTCACGACATCCTTGACATCGTCAACGGTTGCGGCGGTTGGCACACGTGTGGCGGCAAAGAGGATGTTCAACGCCTTCCGCATTGAGCCACGACACAACTCGCCAATCGCTTCAACGGCATCCTCTTGGATGTTGAGGTTTTCACGCTCCACAACGTTCACCAGAGCGTCGTAAACGGTGGCTGGGCTGATGGGGCGGAATCGTGTGTCGGAGAACGCACAGCGGTCTTTAACGGGGTCTATGAGCCGATGCGGATAATTGCACGATAGAATGAAGCGGGTCTGCTTGGAATATTGCTCCATGATACGGCGGAGAGCACCTTGAGCGTCGGGGGTCAGTTGGTCGCATTCATCCAGAAAAACCACATTGAACGGGATGGGGCGGATCGTCTCCCCCGCAAGGTATGTCCCAACCACGCCACGGCGAGCAAACTCCTTGACCTTAGTGCGGACAACGCCAATCGACCGCTCGTCGCTGGCGTTCATTTCAATGAAGTTGGCCTTCCAATCATCCCCAAACATAGAACGCATGAGAGCCACGGCGGTGGCCGTCTTGCCCGTTCCCGCAGGGCCAGCAAACATGAGGTGGGGGAAGCCAGCATCGTTGCCTGTGCGATGCAACTCTTCCACCATGTAGCGTAGCCGCTTTGTGATGTGGTCCTGTCCAATGACATCGTCCAGCGTTTGCGGTCGGTATGATTCAGCCCAGAGCATGAGGGTGGACTGTCTGCCCCACCCTCTTCAATGGTTGAGGCTCAACATTCACCAAGAGCAATAGCGAGCGTAGACGCACCAAACCTCAACGCCGTCAATCGTCCAACGCTTGACGCAGGCTCGGTTAACGCCATACATTCGCTCGGCGTAGCCAGATCGGACGCCTGATGCTTCAATGCGAGCCATACCTTCTTCGGTGTAGGCTTTCCACAAGTGGTAATCGTAGCCTCTGAATTCGTAGTTTTCAGGAATATCCATCTCGGAAAGGTATCGGCTCATGTCGGGACGAAGCGTTTCCCCTATATCAATGCTTTGTTATCTCAATATGGAGAGGGGTGAAAGTGTGATTCCAAAGCAATCGCCCACGCTCGACCTTTGACAAAGAGGAAATCGCCAAACCAATCGTTCACACGTTTGCCCGTCACCATGTGAAAGTCGTGCTCTTCAAGAAACGCCTGAAGGTCTGCCAGGAGCGGCGTGTCGTAATATAGACGTCTGTATTGCCCCTCCGTCACGATCACCTCCACGTTGTCAAGCAATTCGCCGCAACCCTTCAACGCCTCCAACTCCGCTCCCTGCAAATCCATGCACAGCAATTCTGGGGCTGGGCGGTTGCTCCACCAATCCTCAACTCGTAGGGCGTTGACCTCGATTTGCTTTTGCTGATACCGACGCTCGTGGGGATAAGTGGGGTCTGCTTTGAAGGCCGACGACGCGCCCACGTTGCCGTTGATGACGGGATAGAACGGGATGGTGGTGTTTTCAGACCATGCGGCAAACGGGACCAGCGTTATGTCCTCTCGGTTGCCGATCACAAACTCACAAACCTCAATCGATGGCGGGTTTGCTTCCCACGTGATGACCTCGCAACCAAAGTGGTCGGCCAACCACACAGCGTCTTTTGCATCCCTTGAACCCAATTCAAGAGCAACCTTCACTGAATCCAAGCCTGGGAGGTCTTTCAAAAATTGACGATATGCTCCGCCTGTCATGGTCAGCCGTCACGGTTGGCGGTTTATCAAGAATGAAGAATCTCATGGACACGGTCGGCGGTTGCTTGACCTATTCCCTTGACCCCAGCGATGTCCTCTGGGGAGGCTGAACAAAGACCAGCCAACGAGCCAAACTCTTCAACGAGAAGGCGGCGGGTCTTGAGTCCAATTCCAGGGAGGGCTTCTATGATGGCGTTTCGGTATTCTTGAGGCTCTGGGGCTTTGGGGCGCGGCACATAGACCCGTGGCACGTCATCCTCAATTTTGTTCACGATCCTGCTCATCAACGTAGCCGCCTCGGTTTTGTTTGCGATGAACAATGGGGGATACCCCACGGCACACAGGCTGGCGATGTAGCCAATCAAGGTGCGGACGGACAGGCCACGCTTTTGAGCATCCCTGCGGACCATTTCAAAGGACTTCGTGACAATCAAGAAGGAGTGCTCGGCTTCTTCACGCATAGCCCCCAACTGACGCAAGCGGCGGTCGTCAAACAGGCTGGAGATGAGGTCGTCCTCTTTGCGTTCAATGCTGACACGGCGGCTGGCTACATCACCCTCCCCCGTGTGAAGGTGAACAACCTCAAAGCCCAGATCGCTGAGGTAGTCCAGCATTTTGATGTGCTCTCGATGGTCTACCCGCTTTTGTCGATGAAGCATTTCCCCGATAATGTCCAGCGCAACCTGCTGGGCGGCTTCTTTGGTCTTGATGTATTCGGGGGTGAAGAGGTCAGCCCTCATGGGGAATACGTCATCCCAGCCCCCTTCCAACTCTTCAAGGATAGCCCGCAACAACGAGAACCGCTGACCCAACGGGCCACCCGCTCGCTCCCTGATCGTCATCTCATCGTCCAACAGGTTGCGCTTTGTCTTTGACCTACGAGCCATCCTTTTTCCTCCACTTGCGTTTGATTTGCGGCTGGGTTTTCATCAACTCCTCCGCCGTCTTGAATCTGGGGCAAACGTCGCCAACGCAACACCCGTCCCGCTTCAACGTTGAGCAGTTGGGGAACGACCGCATCTTGTCGTTGCTGAAAATGCTCTCCATTTGAAAGCGGCGATATTCAGCGTTTGCTAAATCGACATAGCCCACACGTTGACCCAACTCCACCCACACCGCCTCAAATTGGTCGGTGTCCATGCCGAGAAACTTAGCAAAGAGGGCGGCGTGGACACGGGATTTGTGTGAAGGATTGACCCGCTTCAATTCATTGACAACGCCCATGCACTTCACGTCTAAGGCCGAGATGAAGCGGGCGGTGGCTGAGCCTGCGTCTTGAAACTCAAACTCTCCACCAATCACGGGTCGTATCTGGGTTTCGGGTGCTTCAAGTTTGACCCCCAACTCTTGAATCAATTCAGCGAGAGTCAGTGTTCGCCCAGGGACTGCGGGCAAATCATACACAGGTCTGTATGCGGCCTGCTCGATTTCAACGTGCGTCGAGTTGGCGAGAACGTCAAGCGGTATCGGGTAGCAGTGTTTTCCCGAAGCCTGACCGTGTCGGTCAACATGGGCGGTGAACGGCAAACGGCACAAACGTTTGGGGTCGCCCATCGTTTGAGCGTCAAGCGTGTTCAGCCCAAGAGCAACCTTGAGGTGGTTTTGCACCTGCCACACCAACTGCCGCAGGGCTTCTCCCGATCCGTCACGGTGTGAAAACTTGAAACGGACAGGACGGTGGACGATGTGAAGGTGATACCCTTTGCTCCCAGAATACGCCACCCAATGAGCGATATCGTTCTCCGTCAAGAATTGGGATAGGCGGTGGGCATCAGCGTAGGCGTTCTCAGGCTTAGTGTCGTGATCGAAGTCAAAGAACGTCAAGCCATAGATGATGCTGGCTGGCAGTTGTTTGCCTCCACCGTCAAACACGAGGTTGTCGTAGCCTTGCGTTGAAATGAAGCATGAGGACTCTCCGTCCCACTTCTTGAAGTGCTTGAAAGCATCTTCGCTGGTGAACACAAAGTGCTGGCGTGGGTTGCCTACGGAGCGGGGGAAGTGAACAAAGCCGAGGTGCGTGAGCATCTCATCAAAGGCCTGAACATTGGGGAGCATACGCCCCCCTCAATCATCATCGCCCGCCAGAGAAGAAAGGGAAGCGGCGGCATCCCGCACATCGTTCTTTATCCGTTCAGCGTATGCGTGGCGAACCTGCTCATCGGTGATGCCAGCATGAGCCAGCAACAAATCGATGGCTACACGTTGGCGGATGATTTCACGGGTCTCGTCGTCAATGCCGAGCATCGCTTCAGCGGCTTGAAGGTCAAACTTCTTTGCGTTTGGGTCAAACATGACGCTCACACTTCACGGATCGCTTCAGTCGCAACAACGGTGGTGGGCGTGTGGTCGTGGGCTTCCAGAACAATGAAGCCGCCCTTGCTATGCTTGTGAATGATGATGGCCTCGGAGCGGGAGTCAAAGCAACCCAGGATGCGTTGCAGGTTCTCGGTGAAGCACACCTCGGTGTCGTCGCCCTCGACGGTGGCGGTGACGGGAGAGGTTGAGCGGTTGGACTTTGAACCCCAATGACCCGACTGACACGTTGAACCAGCCGCCTTGAAGTCAAAGACAACGTAGGGGGCTTTGGCGATGTTCATGTCAACGAGAGCCTTCTTCAACTCCGCCACCGAGATGGCGATGCGGGTCGTGGCCTTCTCGTTGTCAAACATGGGGAACAACCGCCAGCCGTCATCAACGGGCAAAACCCAGTGGTCTGGGATGGTGTTGCAGTCGTCCTCATCCGCAGGGTGGTAGGTCACGCTTGAGCCTGTGCGGTTCTTGACGGTGATGGGCTGACCAGCCTCGGTGTTGATTTCAACAACCTCTCCAGCAAACTTTGACTTCAACAACTCCGAGAAGGACTTGGGTTCAACCAAAAGAATGCAGGGGTCGGCAACACGGAGAGTGCCAACCTCGGCTCGGTCGATGAGAAGTTGGATGGTCTTGGCGGCATCGTGCGTCCAGATTGAAACCCCGTCCTCTTCAAGGAGAACCTTGACGGGCGTGGGTGGGTTATCCAGAACGGTGCGCTGGAGAAGTGCCGAGAATTCGTTGGCACTCACACGGGCTTTGACTGTGCGGCTGGCGGTTGGGCTATTTGGCGTGGTTGCGCTCATACCCCCAAAGGTGCATCCCCACCCTCATAAAGAGGGGGTCTCAGTTTTGTCCCTCGGCTTCCCAGATGAACACGTAGTCGCCCAACGCAAACTGCGAGAGAACCATGTCAACCATGATGAGTCCCGTGAACCCATGCACCTGCTCGTCGTCGGATCGGCGGGCGGGTCGGCGGTGTGGGTTGAACGGAAAATTGCCGTAGAGGTTGTTCTCCATGTCAACGCTGACGTAGGCTGAGATTTTCTTTTCGCCGTCATAGAACGTGGCTCGGCGGAGGATTTCATCTCCCTTCTTTGACCAGTCGGACTCAACCACGAGGTGAGCGGATTTGCCGTCCCAATCAACGGATGCGGCGATGCTCCACTTAGCCCCGTATTGGCCGTAGGAAAGTCGCTGAACACGCTTGGTGCCTGGGTTTTCATAGTTGAAGTCGTATGCGACCATACCCTTCATGCCTCGGATTTTCATGCTTTTTGGTGTGCTGGTGAACATTGGTCTGCCTCAATCCTCCCAGCAGGTTTCCCTATATCAATGCTTTGATGTATCAATGAGAAAGAAGAAAGAAGCGAAGATGACCTGAACCCCCGTAGGGGGTTCAGGTTTGCCACGTGTCAGGATTTGGTGTTATTGGGTTCTGTATCGTAGGCCGTAGGGTTCACGATCCACACCTGCTGGTCGTAGGATGATTTGCCGTCAAGCGAAGCGACCCGCACTTTGCCGACGCACGTGAAAAGGTGGGTTTTGCCTTTGAGGTGATTTGTCAAGGCATTCATTGAGAAGGGTTGCCGTGGAAGGCGGACGATTTGCCCGCTGGTCAGGGCGTTCTTGACGTCGATTGCCCCAGCATCAACCATGCACTGCCACAGCCGTTTGATGTTGCGACCCCCAGAGCGACCGAGCCGTCCTTTGCGGCGCGTTCCGTATTTGGATGAAGGGACGTATTCCTCTTCATCATCGGTGGGGGTGGGCATTGGTTGTTATGCCCGTGGACTTCACTGCCTTTGAACCCTGCGGCTATTGAGAACCTTCGGAGTCCTCTGGCTTGGGTTTGATGGTGAGCCGTGTTGTTGGTTTGCTAATTTTGCTGGCCTCAACTGCGTCGGCCACGTCTGGGGGCAACACGGGAAGGGCTCGCTCGACGGCGGACTTTGAAAGAGAAACCATTTGACCAAAGACGGCGGGAGGGACTAAGCGTTGAACCTCGTGCGGGACGTATTCCTCACGGCGTGATTCATTCAAGCGAACCTCCCACTTTTGGGTTTGAATCACCCGCTCGTCCGCAGGCTTGCTGGCATCAATCTCTGGGCGTTGGCGTATGTCCTTCTCGATTTTGCGCTGGGCTCGCTCAAGGAGAGCCTTCGCCGCCTTGATTTGGGCGAGGTTGTCCAGCATCTCATCGTCGTCGCCAAACTCGTGGAGGATGAGGTCAAACGCCCCCTTCTCACGGAGGTTGAACGCTTCAGGACAAATGGAGTCGTAGGCACACCATTTGCATTCGTCGCCAATGGTGGGCTGGGCTTCTTCAAGTGCCAGGGCCGCTTCGTATTTGCTTTTCAGCCAATCCGTGAACGTGGCGATTTTTTCATCCGACCAAACGGTCGTGACCACGCCGAACCGTAGCATTTCAAAGGAAAACTTCAGCGGGCGATCTGGGTATTGCTCACGCGCCCAACTGAGATAGATGCCAGCCTGAACGTCTTGGTCGGCCTCCCCTTGACTCTTGGGGGCGCGGTTGGATTTGTAGTCCATGATTTCAATCGTGCCATCCTTGTGCTCAAGAATCAAATCGATGAAGCCGTGGATCGGCACACCGTTCTCCAACACGTAGGGGGCATACGCCTGCCCGATGTTTTGCTCAACGGCAACGACACGGACGGGGGTTTTGCCTCGACGGTCAAACCAGCGGCGGAGCAGTTGTTTGCCGTCCTCATAGAAGTCAAGGTCCACGGTGTATTGGGGCTTTGCCGCCCACACCTCGTAGTGCTTCATCAGATCGCCAAAGCGGGGCTTGGTTGGCTTGCCCGTTGCTTCATCTGGCTTTCGCCAATCCTCAAGAGCACCGTGGACAATGTTGCCCACCCGTGAAGCCTGCCCGTTTTCTTGATGGTTGGCTCGCTTCTTGAGAGCCTTTGCATCGTCTGGGCTGGGGCAGTTGTCAGCATCGTAGTGGCACTGATACGCAAACGGGCAGTCCTTCAGTTTCTTGAGCCGTGTGGCCGAGAGGTAGGGGACTTTCATCACGATCACTCCGTTTGGCTTTGCTTCTCGACCGCCGCCCAGAAACGTTCCTGGGTTGGGTTGTCAATGGCGAAGGGTTGGCAGGCTCGTGACTTGACGACTTGAGCGATGTGGCGTGATTTCAACTCACCCTTGCGGATGCGTTGTTGTTGCGTAAACTCAATAATCCAATCAAAGAGCGGGTCGGTGATTTCAGGACGACCCGTGGCGACGGTGATGTCCTTTGCGTTGGCAGTGCCGAAGCCCTCCACCCTCGATTTCATCAGCGTGGTGCTGATGAAATGGGAGTTATACAACTCAGCCCCCATTTTCAGCCGCTCGTATGGCTGGATGAACAGGCGGTTGATGACTTTGTAGGCATGCATTTGTCCTTCCTCGTAGGTTGGCAGGGTCTTTTTGCCTTCGCTCAATGCTTGGCGTTGGCGTGAAAGAAGCAGGTCGCCTTCAGATTGACCGTGAACGCTCTCGGCGTAGTGGTTGCGAACCCCCATGTAATACGCCCCCTCGTTCTCCATCACCATCACCCGCACCCCGTTGGGATGTTCCTCTTGGTGCTGGCGGTGGAGGTCGATGAACGCCAAGACGTAGTCGTTGACCTCGTCTGGGGTTTGGCAGACTTTGCGGAGAATCCGTGGCCGTAGGGTGGCTGGGACGATGTCCTCACGTGCAACCAGGTCGGCTTGACCCTCCATGTCGCAGTCAACAATGGTCAGCAGGCATTCCTCTGGCTTGAGGTCTTTGGCGTGGTGTGCAAAGAAGGAAAGGGCGAAAGTGCTCTTCCCCGATCCGCTGAACCCTTGAAGTTTGATGTGGCGGGTTCGGTTCTCAATCATCGAGTCGCCCGTGTCACAGGCTTCAATGAGGCTGGCGTAGTCTGGCTTCTTGCGTCTTGGCATGGTCTCACCTTGATATCCCACGGTTATGAGGGGTGCGGTTCAGATTGGGTGGGCTGGGTTCATTCCCAGTCGTCCCAGTCGTCCTCTTCATCGTCATCGTCGGAGTCGTTGTCGTCAGCGGCTTCAGCAGGGGTGCTGTCGTCCTCAGCGTCGTCCTCAGCGTCGTCGAGCCACCCGTCGTCGTCCTCATCCTCATCGTCGTCCTCTGGGGGTGCAGGGGCGGCTTTCTTTGAGGTCTTTTTGGCGGGCTTGGCGGGTGGGGCTTCTTCAGCCTCATCCTCATCGTCGTCCTCAGCGTCGGTGTCCTCAGCGTCGGTGTCCTCTTGATCGTCGTCGTCCTCTTCGTCATCATCAAGGCTCACGAGTTGGCCTTTGAAATAATCTGAAGCGTCGTCCTCCTTTTGCTCAACGGCGGCGGGAGTTTCAACGGTTGGAGGGGCAACGGTGATGATGCCAACGGCGCACTCAAGGTTGCCCGACAGTCCGTATTCTCCATTGATACGGGTCGTGACCAACGCAAGGATGCGACTGTATTTGCCGAATCGAGCGGCAACGTCCGTGGCGCAGATGCAGTTGAGGTTGAGGGTGTCGCCAGATTCAATGGCCTCCATCGTCATGGTGCTCTCGTCCTTGAGGATGATTTTGCCAAACTGCCCACCGTTCTTGGAGTTTTGAACCCCAGAGTAGGACACTTGAGCCTCAACCAATCGGAAGTCGTCACGGCCCCGTGAAATGTCATCCTCAAGGTCGGCAATCGGGGTCACCTCAAAGGTGGAGCGGAGCAACTCAACGGGATCGTGGTGCTCGTATTCCTCAGCGTTGAACACGGTGAAACCCGACAGGGCGTTGAGGTTGAGGGTTGCGTCGTCAAGGTTGCGGCAGGTCACGGCGGCTTGGTAGTGTCCGCCCGACTCGATGTCGTCACCCAGAGAAGCGTCCTCGTCCCAAAGACCCATCTTGAAGAGGGCAGGCTCCATCTCGGAGTCGCCGTCCTCAACAACGGCCTGACCCATCAAGAAACAGACGGGGCGGGGGTTGCCCGATGCCGCTCCAACGGTTCGGTGTTGAACCTGCCACACGTCAAGGTGGGCGGTGTAGCGGCGTTGGCGGAGGATGGCTGAGAGGTCAACACGGACAATGTCGGCCAAGAAGGATTGGGCGGTTTGCGACTTGATGCCGCCGAGCGTGTCGATGGTGTCCTTCAAGGATGGGTCAGCGGCTTTGCGCTTGAACATCTCAACGACTTGCTTGTCGTCTTTGAAGATGCCGTTTGCAATTCCCTTGTCAATGAAGGGGCGCAGGGCTTTCTCGGCTACAGGTGGCAGGCTTGTTTTGTTTTGCTTTTTCTTTGCTGGCATAGGTGTTGTCTCCTTTTGCAGACTCCCCAGAAATCCCCCACCCTCATAAAGAAGAATCATCATCAAAGAGGTGGGCTTCAGCCAGAGCGTTCCAAAGGTCGTCGGCGTTATCACCGACTGCGGCGATGCGGGTTGCCTCTTTGACCTTCTCAGCGGCTTTGCGTTTCTTGGCGAGGGTTTGGGTGGCTCGTCCTTCTATCTCTTCATTGAGCCACGCTGGGACACGTGCAAACAAAGAATCACGGGAAGGAACGTCGCCAACAATGTTGAACAACACCCCATCCCGCCCCGTGTTGTGAAGGTATGACCCCAACAACAACGAGCGATAGGTCATGCTGGCGGTTTTGCTTGAGCAACCAAGACGCTGGAGCAATTCACGCTCGCCCCGATCCAAACGTCTGCAACGTTCTGGGGCAATACAGGAGTCAATAACGCCTCTAAACTCATCGAGAATGGTCGGCAGGTTGTTCCTGGCCGCTTCAACAAAGAGCGGGGCGAGGGCATAGGTCTCCATCAGCCCTTGTCGGGTCTTGACGATTCTCCATGATTTGCGACCGCCTCCACGTCCGCCACCACGTCGTGCCAACTCAATCAACCCAGCATCCTCCAACGTTGGCAGGTGCTTCTCCTTGAGGGCGTTCTTTGAACATGAAAAGGCGTGGATGTTGAGCCACTGAAGGATATTGTCCTCCGTCAGCGGGCGGTTTGCTTCTTCCATTGACTGCAACTCGCTGAACACGATCCATGAGTCGTCGGGAATACCGCTGAGGCTTGCCCGCAACACGAGGTCGCATAGAATGAGGCCGATGATGTTGTCCTCAATCGACGCCATGAGGTATTCACGGTCGCCCACACGTTGCACAGGCCGTTGCTTTTGGTGAAGCAACGTCACGGAGTCAATGATGGACAGCACTTTGTTGATGTCACGTTGGTGTTGAGCGTTGCGGGCTGGGAAGAAGTCCACCATGAGCGGGGCGAAGATGTTGCGTATGCGGTATTGCTTGAGGTTGAGCATGGATGCTTGAAGCAAATCCACATCGGGGTGAACCAGCATCTCATCGGGGCGCGCTTTGGCTTGCAGGGCGTTGCCGACGACCGCCTCCACCTTGTCGCTGGTGGTGTCTGGGGTCATGAGCAGTTGACGTGTGATTTGCTCCGCCTCTCTGGGGTTGCGGGTGGTCAGCGTGATGAAGGACGGCTGGCCTTTGATGATGAAGTCCCGTGTTTCAATCTCCCCCGTGAGGTCGTTTTTGATGGGCGTTTTCCAGACCAACTCCTTATCGTCACCGCTCATCAGCGGCTTCATTTTGCGGATAAACGCCTCGGACTCATCCTTCTCAAGAATGACGATACAACGCCCGTCCACATGGACGATGAAGTTGCCGTCGTCGTCGATTTCATCGTAGTCGTATTTCAGAGCCTCACGTGATGCACCAGCCAGCACCATGCACATTGACTTCGGGAAGCCGTTGCGAGCGGTCAGTGTCATGTAGGTCTTGCCGCTTGCGGATTGGCCGACCATTTCCAGGTTGAGGGGTTGGTCGGTTTTGCATGAGAGCATAACCAAGAAGGTGAGCAGAAGGTTGGCATCATCACCAACAAACGGGACACCCCTTGACCCATGAAGCACCTCGTTCACGGAGTCAAGCAGGTGCTGATCGCCCAGAAAGTCAGTGATGATATTGGTGTCAATAGCCCCACGGCTGGACATCTTGCCGTTGTAGTCCTCCTTCTCAGCGACCCGTCGATCCACAATTGGCGCAGGCTCGTATTCACCGTCCCGCAAAGAAACGCCGACCTGCAACACGCCGACCTTGAACGTCTCCCGTTCATCCTCTGGGACTTTCATCGATTTGCACAGGCGGCTGATGCTATGCTGGCTGAGCAGGTTATACGTTCCGTGGGGTTTGTTGTCGTGCTCAACCATGAAGTCCATGCGGTTCTTTGAGGACTTCAAGAAGGCAAAGACGAGGTCGTAGCCGCCAACGCTGGCCTCGTATTTTGAAGCGGTTTCAGTGGATTGACGCACCACGATTTTCTCGGTCATGGGTTCACCCCAGACTGCCCACCCTCATCAAAGAAGCGTGACTGAAGTGGGGCTGGCCCTAAAGCCCAAAACACACCACACCCACCCTCGCCACATATCACGGCTTGGTTTGGATAGATGTCGCCAGGGGCAAGCATGAGCACCGTGAAGCGGCCTGTGCGTTGACAATTGGGGCAACGCTCCAACACCCCCACCCCAACGACATCGGCCATTCTGGACGGTTGCTGAGGGGTTGAGGGGGTCAATACCCTGCTCGGCGGCGAGTCAAACATAGACATCAAGACGCATGAGGCAGGTGCTTCTTTTTCAATTTTTCAACAACTGCCTGCTGACCCTTTGACAATGATCGTCCGCATTCCAGACGGCTGACCACGGACGTGACAAAGCCCTGCTCCCATTCGTTGAGGCGGTGTGTGTCAATTGAAAGCAATTCACGAGCCAACGGGTTGCTGGCCTCTCCGTCCTCCAACTTGACACGGGCTTCAATCTCTTCAACAAATCGAGCCATGCCGTGACGGATGGACGCTCGACCACGGTTGCGGATGTGGCGTTCAACACGCTGAACCATTCCCTGCTCCCACGAGTTGAGGGTCAAATCGTTGACGCTCTCGATCCAGCCGTCCGCTTCTTTTGCCCATTCATTTCTCATCTGGGCGACCTTGAGGGCGGTGGCGGCGTTCCTGGCTTGGCGTTCCTCCAACCTCCGCTGGTTGTCCGCTCTCCATGCGTTGTAGTCATCCTCGGCGGTCAGCATGAATTGAGCAAACTCAGCGTCAATTTTGGGACCAAGATAGCCGTATTTCACGATGCGGCTCATCACCTTTGCGTGTAGGGTCTTGAGGGCTTTGCGCTCTTTCATCATGGGCTCGTATTTGGCGAGGTCACGCATAGCGGTCGGGAAGCGGGACGCAAAGTCCTGACGGCGAAACTCAGTCTTGGCCTCGCCCATTTCACCTTTGAGGTAGTCCGCCTTTTCACGGGCGGTCATGATGTTGCCGTTCTTGTCCCGCACCTCAATGTAGCGGAGCACACACGTGTTGCCGATGTAAATGCTCTCACCGCTCTCGGTGTTCTCAAGGACGCAGTTTTCAACGATGGGCTCGTGGCCGCACAGTTGACACTTTTGGACTTCACCATACACAGAATGACGATAGACCCAATCGAGGGAGAACACGGCGTAGGGACGGATCGTCCCGTCGTCGTTGATAATGCGGCTAACTCTGGCGAGGTTGCGGATAATCCGACGCTCGTAGCCGCTGGCGTGGCCTTCAGACAGGGCGGCATAGAGAGCGTCGGGCAATTCACCGCGCCCTTCTTGAGCCTTCCATTTGCTCGCTTGACGGGCCAACAGTCCGCTCAATTTTCAAGCCTCCAGATATTCCCAATAGATGTACTCGTCCGTTTCAATGCGGATTTTCAAGTTGTGCTTATTGTCGTCCATGTTCAATTCTCCGTGAAAAGCATGGTGTCGATCTGGACTCTGGAATCGCAACCGAGAGAGCAAATGGCGGTCAAGGTTGGCAAATCGATTTCAAAGAAGGTTTTCTCACAAACGGGGCAAACCAAAATCGGGGCGGTCGGGTCGGCGGGCTTCAGGGCATGACGATGTGGCTCGTTCATGGCTGACCCGACACCCCCACCGCATATAAACCCCGCACCTTGTTTGCTTAAACCATTAAGCAATATGACGCTTCAACCAATTGGGCGGGTCGCTGATGTTGTCCCTGAACCAAGAGGGGAGGAGATGCCCGTTTTGGCGATAATACCGTTGCCATGAGCCGTCGAGAATGAAGATGTGTCCCACGTCATCAGGGCGGCGGTGAATACGTCCAGCACCCTGCACCAACTTCAGCGTCGTCTGGAGGTTATACCAGCGTTGACACGGCTTGGGGCATGAGAAGGACGAGCACAGCCCGTTGCTATATTTGTTTGGCGGTTCATACGGACAGGCTGGCGACCCCTCATTCTCCCGCCTCCATTCATGCTCGTCTTGTTCCATGCGCTGGGCAATTTGCGGATCGGGCGTGAAAAGGTAGGGTATTTTGCTCAATACGAGCCAATGAGCCAGATCGCCCGCAAAGTCAAACCCTTCACCAACGTAGGTGGAGATGAGAACCTCGCCTGGTTTCCCCGACTTCATGAACCTATCAAGCACCAAGTCCCGCGCCCGTCCGTCTGAATCATGGGTCAAGACACGGTCGCCCAATCCCTCAGCCTTGAGTCCTTCAACGATTTCCTTTCGTATGGCGTGGGTGTGGGGCAACACAACCCCTCGACGTTCAGGCCACTTCCGCATGATGGCGGCAATCGCCTTGACTTGACGGGGGATGCTATGCTTGCGTTTAGCCCACGACATAGGGCCGCAGGGCGCGTAGTGGATGTTGAAATTGGTCTGCGGGAACGGGGACTTCGTGATGCAAATGAACAGGGTCTTTTGGTGCTCCAACCCCAGGGACTTGAGGTAGGTGTCAATGTCAAGGATCGTCGCTGAGAGCATGATGCGCTGGCGGGATATTTGCTCCAGACGTTCACCAGCAAATTGGCTGACCCGCACAGGCTTGCCCGTCAAACTCCGCCCAGAGCGGTCGCTCTCTTGAGTCATCACCATGTCATTGGGTTTGCCCAGCAACGTCAGCATCATCGAGCACCTCTGGGCGATTCCATTGAACGCCTCTTCAGCCTGTTCGTTCCGCTCTTTCTTTGCTTCATCACGGCTCTTGATAGCACCGTCCAGCAACTCTTGAACAGGCTCTTCCCAATCCTTTGGGACGTGGATGAAGGGCATGGACTTTGGACCATAGACGGCGGTGAAGTCCGCCTCGGTTAGTTTGACTTCAAGCAACCCCATGAAGAACGGCTCCAGGTTGTGTGCTTCATCGATGATAGCAAAGTCACGCTGACCCCAGCCCTCGTCAAATTGGATAGCCCTGAAGAGGTAGGCGGGGTTGCTCAACGTTATGCGAGCGTCTTGACCAGCCCACTTTTGCTCATAATACGGGCAGGGGTCGTCCTCGTCCTTCTTTGCGTGGGGACACGTCTTGCCGTTCTTGTAGCAGGGGGCGTTGTGTGCCGATCCGCTCTGAATCCAGCATGGGAAGTTGCTACGCCCCCGAACCTCTTCCACGACGTGTCCGTAGTCCCGTTTGTATTGCTCAGTCAGCCCCAGCGTGGGGGTCAAGAGGTAGGCTGATTGAAACTGAGACTGGAGGGTCATGGCCACGGCGGATTTGCCGATTCCCGTGGGTGCTTCGATCACGATGTTGTCAAAGTTGTCATTCTTCAACGCCCACCACGCCACGCTCAAAGCGTCGTCTTGATATTTGCGGGGGGCTGGCATTGGGAAGTGTGGCTGGATATCGTCCCATTCATTTGGGAGCGTAGCCTTTGACGGTATGTTGATACGGACGACCGCCATGCCTTGAGGTGGTCATCCCACCCTTTTCACAGGTTGCACTCGATTGTGTAGCCGCTGGGTGTCCAGAGAGGTATCTCCTCGTCGTTGAGGTGATATTCAACCATGCCCTGGGCGTGTTGGATGGCGTAAGACTTCGTGGCGGGGAGGGTTTGACCCTGCCGCACTTGGCCGATGAAATCCTGATCGTCGCCAAAGGCGATGAGGTTGCCCTTCAGGTCATAGATTTCAACGATAAACCCGTAGCCCTCCATCCCCCCGTTCTTGTAAACGGTGTAGTGGTGGACGCAGTCGGCAAACTTGATGCGGGCGTAGGACATACCGCCACGGGGCGTTTTGGTGGTCGTCAGGTGGTAGGACTTCTCACCGTGAATACCGATGGGGGTCATGTTTCCTCAGTCCTCCATCAGATCGTGAACAAAGACATCACGGTGAAAGACGCTCCAACGGTTGAACAATGTCCAGCACTTGTCAATTCTGATGTAGGACAGGTCATGCCATGCTCCGTATTTGTCCGTCAAACGTGACATAAACTCATCGAGGATATTGGCATCGGTGTTTTCATCACTGTAGCCAAACAAAATATGCCCATCTTCACCTGGCTCAAACGCCATGACGGTGTGTTCTTTCTTCAATATCCGCTTGAACCATGTGGCTTTGCTCATGTTAATTCCTCAGGCGTTGTTGAAAATGTGCCAAACTTGAATGTTGGCATCGGTGATGGTGTCCTCACTGTAGCAAGAAGCCCAGCCCAATTCACCGCAGGCTTGCAGGCTCTTGATGACCTCGGCAAAGGTCGTGACGGTGTGACTGTAGGCCATGTTTGGCTCTGGGCTGGCTGGGGTTGGGCTGAATTGGTGTCGGCTCATACCCCGACCAGCAGGTTCTCCTTTATCAATGGTTTGCTATATCAAAAAGGAAAACCAAACAATGATGACAACATACCCCTACATGAACACATATACAGTTTGACGATGGTGTGTGTGTCTCAGCACAGGCTCAGGTAGCATTCTTTCGGCTGGGTGTGGCGTAGCCACACCCAATGATGCACATTAAACCTGCGCTATATCAAAAGAACGGGGGGATTCAAAGGCTGACATCGCTGGCGAGCCTAATCGACGAGAGCAAGTCTTGTGAAGGACGACCGACGACCAGCGTCATTTCAACCAATGAAGGTGACAGATTCCACCGCACGTCAAAGACCCTAAACCGTCCAGAGAGGGCGGAGGATGAAGTCGCAAACTCAATGATGTCGCCAGGCTCAATGTCCAGCCTTTCGGGTCTGCCGACGACCGTCCACCTTGACTTTTGAGCACCCTGCGACTGGAGGTATTGCTCGCCCAACAACCGAGCCTGCTGGGTTTGGGTGATGGACTTGTCCCGCACGATCCGCACTACGGGGCGGGAAGGATAGCGGGAGTCGGTGGTGTCTGGGACGCTGACGCTGATGCCAGCCTCCTCGTTGATGATTTGCACCACGTTGAAACCTTGAACGTCTCCGTCCTCCCGTGAAACCGAAGAGGGGTAGAAGTCTTGAGGCGTTCCCGTTCTGGGCAGTGCTCCACCGTTCAGCGGGTGGTTGTCAGCGTCGTCGATTTCCTTGAGCAACCGCAGATGCAACACACCGTGGCGGTCGGCGTAAATCCTCGCAAACGTTGGGGTGGCGTTCACCAACGACAGAATCGTTTGGATCGCCGCCAGCCTTGAGCGGTTGGATAGGTCAAGCCCCTGCGGGACGACAAAGTTGGTCGTGTTTGTCATGTTGCCGATGGGTGGGTTGTAGGTTGAGTTGGCGGCGATGTCCTTGATGATTGAAGCGGCGTCGCTTTGATAATACGCTGGGGAGGTTGTCAAGACCTCCCTGGACAAATAGCCCAGCGTGTCCGTTGCGGTGAACGTCAAAGTGTCCGACCCTTCTCGGATTGATGAAACAAACCCCGTGAACACCAGCGGGGGATTAGCCCAAAGACGGGCTGAGGCAAACACCTGAACAACATCGCCCTCCCTGATCGCTCCAGAACGTCTGCCAGCGACGTTATTGACCTCAATATCAAACACTGATGGAGCGTTCATCCGCACGTTAGCCCGTATGTTCTTGATGCCATGAAGCGGGTGCAGTCCGTTGATGACAACCAAAGAGGCACGAGGTGTGGCTTCATCGACGGCGACGGGACCGTAAATGTTGCGATATCCCACACGGCGGGAACGTGCAAACATAACCTTGTGCGCCCATCCGTTGCGGAGTCCGCCCAGCATCAGCCTCTTTGGTCGGTTGGTGTATTGCAGACCCTCTGGATTCCAGCCACCGTTGCTGAAGCCCAACTCGCCCAGGTTGAACGTGGGCTGGGGCAACACGGCGGACGGATAAGCCCCCTCGGTTGGTCCCGTGGTGAAAGCAAAGCCCCCACGTGGGCCACCCCCACGTCGAGCGGTGATGTCGTATTGGTCGGGGAAGCCCGACTCCGAGAGGAGGTGATAACCAAAGCCGAGGGCGGCGTTGGGGAGCGTTCCGTGAAGGTGTGGGTCAAACGGGCGCGGCGTGGACAGGCTCGTGTAGCATCCCGTATACAGGCGGTCGTTTGTGATCGTGCCGCCTAAGTCGGAGGGGTAGGGTATCAAGTCCAAACCCCAGTGGGCTGGATAATGGGTGGGGCGTTGGATGGTTTCCTTCTCGGCGTGTCCAGCCTCAAGCGTTGGAGCACCCCCAGCGGCTTGAACGGAGTCCACCCAGACGGATGAAGCCCAGCGAGCGATGGCGGTTCTGGGGCGGCGTGGGTCGCTCCCCAGCCGCTCGATTTCATCCAGCAGGGGTTGGGGTGGGGTTATCACCAATTCGTCGCCCACAGGACTACGCACAAGGCGTTGAAAACGCTCAAGGGCATCATCCATACCCAGAACAACAGTCGGGCGGTTTAAGCGTGTTTCTGCGTTCAACAAATGAACGTCAGATCGTCGGCGGAGGTTGAGGAAACCCATTCCCTGCACACATCGTCGACGCTCTTAGCCCAATATCGGCTACCAACAAACAACACGCCGTCGTCGTTGTGAAAGAAGTGAACCCCAGACAATTTGGAAAAGTCTGCGAGGGTCTTGATTTGCGTTTTCACTTTGGAGGGGGCAACCCAAAAGTCCGAGCGGCTGGTTGAGAATCCACCGCCGATGCTGGCCTTTGCGTAGCCCTTGATGCCTGCGTAGATGTAGGCGAGCAAATAGGAATTCCAGTCGTATTCACCGCCGAGGCGGATGGTGTATCGGCGGTCGTAGTTTCTGGTGTCGTTGGCACTTGACTTGACGATGACAACCTTCGTGTCGGCGGTTGGCAGGTCGGGGGTGATAATTGGCTGGCTCATGTTTAGGGCTAAGGGGCGACCCCT